CGATGCTCCGAAACGCTTTTCGAACTTAGCTACACGGCCACCAGTATCTAGGATGCGTTGTTTTCCGGTATAGAACGGATGGCAAACTGAACAAACTTCTCCATCCGTTATCATCAATTGACCAAACAGAGTATATTTTATCGTTAGCTTTTTTCGTTTTTTCCGAAGAAGATTCGGGAATATAATCCGCTTTAAGCGTACATTTTAAAATTCTTTCATCACCATTAATTTTCTTGAACTTAACAGTAAGAATATTTTCACGCAGTAGATCTGACAATTCTTTCATATGCAAATTTCTCAAATAATTCATCAATAAATTTACGAGATTTTTTAGTTTTCTTAACTATAACCCCATAAAACCCAGAAATAATCAAATTTGACGCATAAACGTGCGGATCCGTTAATATAGCTTCAAAATTATCTTTATCAATAAGATAACCGTTTTCATTAACTTTATAAATCATAATATGATACATATTACCAAGAGTATGTGTAACATATTTAGATTTTTGATTATATTCAAACCCCCTTAAATCCAATTCATCATTATTTTTTGGAAAAAAGGCGATCCCATCGACATTTTCATCAAACAGTTCCTTTACAATAGACTTAATTATAGCTGACATATAGAAAAAAGTAAATTTATTTTTTTAGAAGGTGTTTTTTAGTAACTTTAGCAGAAATCCATCCATTATAATATTCTTCAGATAAGAGAACATCATATTGAAATTGAAATTTTGCTTCCCAATAAGTACATTCAGACTTAGATTTACACAATTTAATGATATTTCTTATGAATTTTTCTTCTCCGTGAAGTTTTACTTGTTCGTTCAATTCTAAATTAGAACCAAAATACGTTTTCCAATCAGAATCAACAAGAATTCTTTTCTTTTTCCCCTTTAACATTCTAGTTTTTCTGAAATAGAATTGTTTTTTACCGATATATTTTCTATTATTTGCGGTATCAACTATCTCATAAACAAACCCCCAATAATCTTGGGGGTCTTCGAAATTTTCGTTTTCGTATAACCAAGACATTAGGATTATTAATCCCAAATATCTTCTTGTTCAAGAAAATCTTCTTCTTCTGGTATATCTTCTTCAACAGATTCGATTGATTCGCCACAAAATGGGCAGTAAATTTCTTCGTGTTCTTTTACCAAATTTTCATTAAATGATATACTAAAATCTGATTCGCAGTTATCGCATAAAGTAGAAATAACCTTTTTCATATAAAAAATCCTTGTAAAAAGAAATTATTTATATTATCCAGAACAGGATTCGCATTCCCCTTTACTTGCTTGAACTCCAGATTCAGACCTAATATAATACAGCGATTTAATCATTGGATCATTAAACGCTATATGATGAACTTCTGAAATATATTCTTCGGATTCATCTGCAGAAAAAAACAAATTAATAGATTGAGCTTGATCAATATATTGTTGACGTATAGATGATAATCTGATAATGACCTTTTGGTCAATCTCAAAAGCAGTTTTGAATACTTTCTTTTCTTCATCAGACAACCAATTTACGGATTGAACAGAACCATTTTGGTTAATAACTTCATTAATATGTTCTTCGTCATAAATACCTTTCTTTTTCAGAAGTTCTAAGAATACTGGATTAATCCTATTCATTTCACCAGCAGCAGAACCTTGTACATAAACATTTTTATAAACAGGCTCAATACCTTGAGAAACCCCTCCCATAATCCCAGCAGTACTTAATGTTGGTGGACAACAAATTAAGTGAGTATTCCTTCTACCATACCCTCTACACCATTCAGGTTCTCCAAAATGTTTCCCCATCCATTGAGTAGCGAGTTCAGCTTCCTCTTTTATTTGTTTAAATATTTCTATATTTTTATAATGCGCGTCTAATGATTCAAAAGGGATCATATGGGATTGGAGATATGTATGGAAACCCATTACACCTAGTCCTAATGCCCTAGACTTTTCGGTAAATCTAACCGAATTCTCCAAACCTCGTATTTCTTTTCCTATTGAAATAAATTCTGATGCAACACAATCTAAAAACACTGTAGAAACAAAAATTGTATCAGTATCTTTCCATTCATCATACTTCGCTAAATTCAAAGAAGAAAGAACACAAGTAAAAGTATGATCTTTGTCAGAAAATAAAGTGATTTCAGAACAAAGATTTGATGCTTTAACTTTTAGCCCGTGATCTCTATACGTTTTAGGATTTAGTTTATTTACTTTATCAATAAAGAAGAAATAACCCTTTCCTGTAACCATTTTAGTCTTCATTGCCCGTTGATATCTGGAAATTGCTTTTTTATCTCCAGAATTCAATCGCTTAATAAATTTATCGGAAACAATCCATCCAATATTACAATCATCAGGACTAGTATTAAGAAAATTAATAATTTCCCAAAAATCTTCGTGATCAATCTCTATATAACCAGCCCAAGCACCTCTTCTGGTATTTCCTTGAGAAATATCTCTTGATAATTGAACAAAATCCTTTAATACTGGTAAAACTCCAGAAGCTTTTCCTCCAGAGGCAATTTCAGTACCTCTTGGTCTAATAGAACCTAGATAAGAACTTGTTCCAAATCCGTTTTTAGAAAGTACAGCAACTTCTTTTTGAGCTTCGTAAAAATCGTAAACTGAATCATTAACATAATTTCCAGAACAACTTACATTACAACCTCTATCGGTCCCCATATTCGCCAATACAGGTGTTGCACAAGATAACCATCCATTCCAAATTACATCAAAAAACTTTTCTTCCCATTTTTCCGGATCATCAGTCCATTTAGAAGCACATTTACTGATTCTTTTTGCTACAGATTTAAAATCTTTTTCGGTTTTTGTTGTATATTTTGATGAAAATAATTGCCAACTAGAAGTAGAAAACCATTCAGGCAACAAACCCTGTTCTTGTAACACCTTTCTTTCTTCTGATAATTCTTCATAAATAGACTTCATACAGTTTCCTCCGCACTCCAAACAAATCCTTTTTCATTCCAATCTCTTTTATACGAATTTCCAATCTTATAGAAAAAATCGTGTAATTGAGGAGCATTAATATTTTTATAAAACCAAGATTTAATTGGATTATATTGTGGATTATAATGTTTCTTAAAACCTAATTGCTCGAGACATAAATCTAATCTGTGTTGGATAAATGATTTTAGTTGATGATCAGTAATTCCTTTAATATTTCCTTTTTCAAAGATCATATCAATAATTCTATCTTCGTGTTCGTTTATATGTCCAACAGTTTTAAGCAAATCTTGTTCTAATCTATCAATTTCTTCTTGTGATAAATTACTTTCTTCCAACAAGGTTTTGAATAGCCATGCTCCAGCCAAAGAATGACAATTTTCGTCTCTTACAGAAAAATTTATTCCAGCAGTAACATTAACCAATTTATTCTTACCTTCCGATTGAAAATGTTTTAGGAACGCAAAAGAAGAGTATAGAATAGCACCTTCAATCATTGAAAAAACTGCAAGAGATTTTAATATATCATAAACATTATCAGAAGGTTTAGATATGACTTTATTAATCCAATTAATGCGATTAAATAAAATCTCATCTTCCACATAAGAATTGTAAAATTCGTCTGTGTTTAATCCTAAAACCTCATTTAATTTATTATAGAACGGAGCATGGACGTTCAATTCAAAAAAACTAAAACAATTACTCATCCTTTCAATATCAGGTCTTGGAAATAACTTCTTTATTTTTCCAGACCAATATTCATTTCCAACAACTAATTCATAGAGAGTAAACAACTTTAAAGTTGTTACAACTCCATGATATTCGGCTTCCGTAAAATTGGTCTTCATATCATGAAGATCCTTTTCGACTTCAATTTCATTTGGATGCCAAAAAATATCCATTTGTTGATTAGCAAACTCAATAGCAGTTGGATAATCTATAGTGTATGTGGTTTTTTTCTGTAACAATCTTGGTTGGTCCATTTTATTATTCCTTTATATCAATTCGGTTTTTTATTTATTTTACCAATCTGAAACATCTACAATAGGAATTACCAAATCTCCAGAAATTCCATTAACATTTGTTTCTATGATCATATTAAGAGTACATCCAAGTTCGCAAGAATTATAAAATAATTTAAAACTTTTTTCTTCATACTCAGGAAATTTGTCAACAACTTCCAGCATTTTAATTAGATCAGATTTAGTTAAATATAGCTTACATTCGCTCATCATTCAATCTCAAAAAATTTGTTTAAATTAATTTCATTAATATTTTTTACATATGTTAACAACTTTTTCTTTTTTGCTAAAGCAATCATGTGTTTGGTTCCTTTTGATTTTCCGTCCCAAACGGCAATCAGTCCTTCGCCATATCTTGACATTTGTTCGTTTCTTTTATTACCAGCTAATTTTCCTAAACCTTTCCAATCAGCATAGAAATACGAAAGTTTTATACCATTTTCTTTAGCATATCTTTCTCCTAAAGAATCTACACCATTAGCAGCACCACAAACAACTTCTGTTATATCAAATCCAGATTCTTTTACAGCTAATACAACTAAATTGTAATCAGTTATAAACCTAGATCCCGCTATAATTACTCTCATCTTATTTATCGTTTCGCACAAAACAATCAGTAAATCCAAAATGTTCTAATAGATAGGAAGTTGAAACGAAATCAATAGCATTTTCAGATTCTAATATGACATTTTTAACAAATTTTTCTAAATCTTTTGGTTCAAAACAGATAGTATCAGATTCACAACAATCTTGATAAAACCCATTAGATTTAAATA